ATGAAAGGAGAAGGAAATGGGGAAAGACAAAGAAACTGAGGAATTGGAAAAAGAACTCGAAGAACTGGAAAAAGAAGAAGAGGCTACGGAAGAAGAAACCGAGCCTGCTCAAGAGGGTGCGGAGCCGGAAGGTGATGGTGCCGGTGGTGAAGAAGAACCGGAAGGGGAAGAAGAACCACCGAGCGATATTGAGTCACTCAAGGCGGAGCTTGCCGAGCTAAAGAACGCGAACCGTGGGTTGTTGACAACGATCCAGGAAGAGCGTCGGCGGCGGCAGGAGCATGACGGGCGCTTCGCCCAGCTTACGGAGCTTTTGCAACAAGCGAGGGCGAAGTCGGATGGGGGCGAAGAAAAGTCCGATCAGAAGAAGATTGTCAATTTGCCATTCGAGGTGGACGAGGATGGAAATATCGTCACGGACGAGAAAGCCTTTAAGGAGTTTCTCAAGAAAAGCCTCGGGGACATTGACAAGCCCGTTCAGGAGATTCGGGAGGAATTGGATCAAACCAGAGCCTACTACGAACAGGAACGGGCGTTTAACAGGATCGTTCAGGACGTGGTGTCAAAAGACGAGTCCTACCCGCAGGCGTATCAGAAACTGCAACGGGCGGCGGACTGGATTAACCAGCAGGTGATCGCCATGCAGGAGGCGGCGGGCATTCCGGGAGAAATCCCGACGAATGTTGCCCTGGAAGCCTTAGCGGGAACACAGGTGGAACAAGAGTTTCAAAAAATGTTCCCCGGTGTGGACTTTGAGCGGACGGTGCGGGCGTATGATTCCAAGTACGACCTGGCCCGCGCGGTGGATTCCTTCGCCAAGGCCGGTAGTATAAAAGGGAACACCGCACCGGCGATAGACCCGAAGAAGGCGAAAGCCACCATGCGGAAACCCGCCGGACCTGGCGGTGTCAAAAACGTCGGGGCCGTGGGAGATAAAATATCCGCAGATAACCTGCCGGATATTACACCGGAAGACATCATGCGGATGACACCCGCTGAACGAGAAAAACTGGAACGCATACTTGAGCAGGAAGGAATCTGACCCGTTGCCGATACATAACGTAACGGAGGAATAAAAATATGGCTGACACTACTTTTGCATCTGGTTCAGCACAAGCGGTAAAAATCTATTCGGCCTTAACCTTCAAGGAATCTCTTGAGAAGACTTATATCAATAAGTTTCTCGGAAAGAAGGCTGACGACACCAACGCCGTAATCGTTCGCAAGGACGACCTGGAAAAGTCTGCCGGCGAGCTGATCTATTACGATCTGCTCATGGCGGCTTCCGGGGCTGGCGTAGTCGGTGATTTTGCATTAGCAGCTTAGTCACCATCCATGTCGTAGGGAGACAAAATGCCGAAACACAATAACCTCGAAAAAGTAAAGCCCCTGACGGATTCAGAGGCCGCTTACGTAGCGGGGTTTCTCGATGCGGATGGGAGTATAATTCTCCAGATAAAAAAGAGGAACGGGGAAGAAAATCGGCATAGATATCACTTCCATCCAGTCGTAACTTTGGCAAATAATTGTATCACGCCGCTTAAATGGGTTAAAGAAAAATGCGGTGGTTTCGGAATAATTATAGAACAGCACCACAAGATAAAAAAGTGGCGAACATCTTATGTCCTCATGTTTTCCACGTCCGTTATTAGGTGGTTAATGCCACAGATAACTCCATATCTTTTGATTAAAAAAGGGCAAGCGGAGCTAATTTCGGATTATTGCGCACTTACAGAAAAAGTGCGTGGTGGTAGCATTAAAACAGATGCGTGGCTCAACAATATGTCAAAGTATTTAGTGATATACGGCAAGATTAAGTGTCTTAACCACAGAATAGACTACGGCATGGTTTTTAAAAAATCGGGTGAATTGCTGGAAAGTCCTGAGAGTTCTGAACGCTACAACGAGATCGGAAACGGTGAGCGTGAACGCCTAAAAAGTTTCAGAAATTGGATAACCAGCAGCCAAGCCTACCTCGGGTGCGTTGAATACATGAAGAGGTGGGAAGGTTCACAGACTACGGCCTGAGCACACCCAGCAATAATGGCCGCACGAGCGCCCGACGCGAAAGCGAAGATATAGTCGGAGCTTACGGGAAACCGTAAGAAGCAAGGCTTAAAGGCCAAGCGGTAACATCACTGAACGAAGTTGAAGATTACGAAGAGGAAATGACGTATCACCAGGATTCGGTGTATATTCAACAGCTTCGTAATGCTCATTCCTGGCGGCGCATGGGCCAACAGCGGACATTGCATAACCTTCGGACGGACGCTCGCGCGAACCTGTCCAGCTGGTTTGCTCGGAAGTACGACGAGTATATGTTCCGCTATCTGTGCGGCGACACCACCATTAACCATGGGCAGTCTGGGACCGCTCCTGACTCCGATCACTACATCGTGTGCGGGGACGTGACCCATACCGGAACCATTGCCACGGATGAAGGCAACCTCAGCAACAACGACCAGATCGCTCTTGCCGATTTGGACTTCGCCAAAGAGAAGGCCAAGAATATCGATCCGATGGTTCCGCCCCTGATGATCGACGGTGAAGAAATGTATATCGTGGTTCTCCACGATTACAGCGCCACCGATCTTCGGCTGAACGTGGCGTCTTCCAGCTACACCACTTGGGAGACCATCCAGAAGTACGCCGCGAATCGCGGGAAATCCAATCCGCTTTTCACCAATTCGCTCGGCGTTTACCGGAACATGATCCTGTATGAATCCAACCGGATTTACAGCCCCGTTTCCAACGTGCGGCGCAATCTGCTGTTGGGTGCACAGGCGGGTGTGTTCGCCGTCGGTTCCGCCTATGACAAGGTGGATGAGAAGGCATACGGGAAACTTCCGATGAGTTGGGCGGAGTACAGTAGGGATGCTGGAAACAAGAAGGGTGTTGCTGTCGGTTGTATCTTTGGGATGAAGAAATGTCGCTTTAATTCCAAGGACTACGGCGCGATGGTGCTTACCGCTTACGCGGCACAACACTAATCAACAGCGGGGAGGTTGATCGTATGCGCCTCCCCGTATTTAACAATCTAATTGGGATCGTAACCCAGGAGGAGAAAGAAAATGGCTCAAGTATCTTTTGTTGCAAGCAGTGCAACCACTTACGACCTGACTAGCGTTACGGTTAACCCCGATGCGGTCAATGAGGCGACCCCTCGACCCGGTGGGTTTGTGGCCCGGAACCGGATTAACTTCGGAAACGTGACGGCTCCGACCCTGACCAACAAAGTGATGAATGTGCTCAAACTGTTGAAGGTTCCCGAAAGGACCGTGGTGGATGGTGTTTATCTGATCGCCCCTCGCGGTACTGCCGGTGTAACCCACAACTGTAACAGCCAGAGCGTGTCTTCGGCGACTGCCGGACTGGGATTTATCGCCTACAAGAGCGCCTCCCTGGCGTCCACTTCTACGGACGCTGACGGTCTCGGAAAGGCGACCTTGGCTAAGAGCAAGATACACACCACTTCTGTCTTGGCGCTTCCGACCGACCCGGAGACCTCTCCCAAGGGGTCTGTGCGGTATGTTGCGGTTGGTATCGCTGGAGCGAACCACGGCTGGGCAGACGGTGGCGGTGACCAACAGCACGGGATGCACTTTCCGTATGGCGGGTATATTACCTTCCAAGTCACGGGAGGGAAGGGCGCTTCGGGCGTCGCGGCATCTTCGCTGGACGGCGCGTTCTCCGGTGTGCTTGAGGTGGCGGCAACCGGATGGCGTGTCCCTGAATAGCAAGTGATTAACCGGGCGGGGGATTATTCCCCTGCCCGAACCTACCGGGAAGGATAAAATCTATGAGCAATACAATGCTGCCTGTTGAAAAGGCGATTTATCAAAACAGGAACGTCAAGAAGGGCACATACTACGACAAGTGTTGTAAAAAAGATATTGTATCGCTGTTAAATCAACCGTTGCGGCAGGCTGGGTATTACCTGTCTTATGAGGGGGTTTACAAACGAAGCAACACCGCTGTGGCAACAGATACACCGTGGCACCACGTGAAACACTTGGCCGGCAAGAAATGTATGTTGGACCATCATATCAAGTTCAATTTGTGCGGATACGTCCCCCCCAAGTGCCTTGAGTGCTGGAAGGTGGTTGTCGGCCCCAGAACGCTGAAAGAGTTGTTTCAATTATTGGATATTCAGCGAAGCCTGGACAGGCCATCCAAGTGCGGGATTGAACTTCGGTATTACACACCAAGGCTATACGGGGGGTATTTTTACAACAATAGCTTGGATGAGGGGCGGGAGTGTTACGAGGCCGTCCGTAAGGCTGTTGATGAGCATATTGGTCCGGAAGTCGGGGTCATCCTAAAGCGGGCTTGTACAGAGTACGAAATGATAAAGGGTCCATCTGCGGCGTGGGTTATGACGCGACGAGACCACGAATTGGACGAGCTTCTTGACGAAGTGATCGACACGTACTCTCCGAATATTGTGGGACAACCGGACGTCCTACTTGCGCAGGTGCATACCCACTGGATCGAGTGGGCGTGGAAGCACCAGGACTCGACCGTTCAGGAATACATCGGTGTTGAAGACCTGTATTCCAAGACCATGACATATCACGAGGGGGATTTAAACGAGATCAAACGCGACCTGATGCGTGCAAGAGCAAAAGTGAAGCACGACATCGCGCCGGAAGTGGTGGATTCCATCCATGCGGCGTTGCGAGGGTTCCAGATGACCAAGCGCGTGGGGTTGCCGGAAGTGGGGACCGTGCTTGGGTACGAGGAAATCAATCCTCTGTTCCGGGGAGAGGAGACTGTATATGACCAGTGAGTTAACCGATCAACAGCAGAAGTGCTTGGAGTGCTACGAGTGCTGCGAGTATGTAGAGTTTCCGGTCACGATGCTGTCAATGGAGATAATCGAGTATTTTTTATTTCGGGGGAACAAGTTCTATATGGAGAACGGCGGTGCCATTATGATGCGGGTGAAAGACCCGTGCCAGCATCTAAACCAGGACGGCACCTGTAAAATATACGATGATCGCCCCGAGACGTGCAGGCGTTTCATGTGCACCGAGAAGGACAAGAGCATCAGGGAAAACAAGGAGCGGGCGTGCGAGTCGTACACTGCTCGGGTGAGGGAGTTGGTGGAAAAAGAGCGTGAAAAGCGCAAAGCGCAACAGGCAGGAGAACAGGAATGATTTACAAGACCTTTATGGCTAGCCAGCCGGAGTTTGAGACCACGAAGCGGTTAAACGTGTGGAGACGGCGGGTGTACTTTGGAACCCGGGGCCTTGATGCCGGGGAAGGGGACGTGCATCGGGTTTTTCACGTCAAGGCGGGAGACGTGGTTTTGAACGTATGGCTCGACGTGATTACGGCGTGCCCGGCCAATTCAACGGTGGATGTTGGGTATGGAACTGTTGTGGACTATTGGGGTAACGGGATGCCGCTGGACGCTACCGGCAATGTGAAACAAATGCTGGTTCAAAGTACCAACCTGTACCCGTACTTATTGACGCAGGGAAACCAGGAGGCGATTGACGTTGAGGTTGATGGGGCAGCCTTTAACGGCTCAGTGGTTGTCACCCCTGACGACACAGACATTGCCGACATGGTGTTCATAGGCCATGTCTCGTGGGCGAACATGGTCACGATCCGCATGATGAATTTGGCGGACACGGAGCTGAAAATTTACGACACTCCGGTTACCGCCAAGATCATCGTGGACAAAGCCCCCCTTGCAAAAAGGGCGCTGGTTTTTGGTTCGGCAGACACGATTGACTTGAAGGCGACAACGGATACGGCGGACGTGAACATCAATTCCGGCGTTGTTGATGTTTACGCACTAGTTGTCCGACCGTAACCGCTCCCTTGCGGGATAGGCTACCCCCAGGCCGACAAGGGAGACCCGGCTCCCTTCCCGCATTTTATTCGGTGTGTATTGAGTGAGTATGTTCAATGCACAGCGTTATTAAAACGAAAAAGGTTAAACAATGGCGACGGCATCTCAAATAATTGCTTCGGCCCGGTACGACCTCAAAGAGTACAAGGGCCAGAAGATGGAAACGGCGGAGCTTTTGGAATACCTGAACAGGGCCGTGATAATCCTGGACGGCATCCTGATTTCTAAGGATTCCGATTGGGTACATCAGAACGCTATTAGTGTGGCGCTATCCACAGGGCAGAACAAAATCACTATGCCGACTCGGTGCGCTTCCATCCGTTCCATCTGGTACGACAGTAAACTTGTCACTTGCTCTGACCTGACCTTTGCAGCATCTACCGACACGATCATATCCACCGCAACAGACTTTTCCGATTACTTTGAAGAGAATGACACCATCGGCATATCCGGGTCTTCCAGCAATGACACATCTGACATTGGATTGGTCTCCATTTATTCCATAGGTGATGATGGAGCGGGCTCCAATAATAAGCTGACTATTAATGAAAACGTGATTGTGGACGAGGGTTCCGGGAACGCATCGGCTACACTGATGAGGGTTGGGGAGAACGAAGTATTAAAAACGTCTTTGGATTATATCTACTACTTGAGAAAGTACGCCGCTACTGGGCCTCCATACTACTGGTCATACGAGGGGACAAACATCGTGTTCGACCGGCAGGCTGACGATGATTACGGCTTGACCATACATTACAACCAAAAGGCGGCGACATTAGCCACGGATGACGACATGCCATACAACGACGAGTTTAACGAAAAACTCCGTGCGGCAGTGGTCATGTTTGCGAAACACAGGAATAATGAATTGGACGCCGTGGATATGATAATAGAAAAGATGTTTCATAGGGCCGTGATGACAAAGGCGATTCGGCGCAATTATGTTCCGCAAATAGCGAAATTGGATTTTTAGATGGCAATAACGGGTCTATATTTGGAGCCGGACACAGCGCCCTATACGTCCGGGTCCATGAACACGGACAACGATATCGTTGATACCGTGAAAGATACTCCGGCCACTGACGATTATTGGCGGAAAGAGTATAGCTATGGTATTGACTTCGGTGAACAGAAAACGCTCACCAAGATGAAATTCTGGTTCACGTGCACCGTCAAGCCGTCGAGCTGGTACGGATCGAATTACGATTCGGTCAAAATCTTCGGTTCCGACGACGGGTCCTCCTGGACGGCCATCGAGCAGTTTGACGCTCCCCCTATCACCGATTCATACACCGGCTACGGCGCGTTCGAGTGCGAGTTCGCCTCCCAGCAAACCTACCGGTATTTCAAGGCCGTCAACGTGGACACCGCCGGCACCACACTGGCGGTCAACAGCGGCGGCGCGAGTTTAAAAATATCGGAAATTGAATACACCGAGGACGAAGGTGCGACTGTTTCTTTGTCTACCCAATCCCTTACCCTAACCCAACACATCGCCCAAGCACTAAGCAATGCAGTTGTTGTTGCGTTTCCGACGCAAAGCCTGACCCTGACACAGCACGCGCTATCGTTTGTCGGGGGGGATGTAAACCAAACAATACAGTTGAGTACATTGTCACTCAACCTGACGCAAAACGCCGCATCGGTGGTGGTGGATTATACGGCGGCACTATCATCATTATCTCTCATGTTGGCACAGCATGCGCCAACTATCCACGCCGATTG